GGTTCATTTGCCGGTTCTAGAACATACTCCGCAAACTATTCTGGTTCCAGAACATATACTGGCACATATGCAAACTCATTTGCCGGTTCAAGAACATATTCGGGCGGCTATGCTGGTAACAGAACATATACTGGTTCGTATTCTGGCACATATGCAGGCGATACAATTCAAGCAACTAAAGATACCGTATCAACAGTATCTCTCTGGGTTCGCACTGCTTAAACTATACTATATACTTTATATTATTTCTTTTTATGGAGAGTTGAATGATTGTGGATGAAGAAGCCGTCGTATTGGATTCGGCCGTTATTGTCGAAACAAAAGATTACGAAGAACCTTTTTGGCTAAATAAAGAACTACAGCAAGTAATGGTAATTATCATCTATCCAGATGGTAAGAGACTACCAGCATCTGTATCAGGTGAAGGTGGCAATCCAGACTATATTGCTATTATGGAAAAGTTTACTGAAGAAGATATTGATGAAAATACTCGACTTCGCGAAGAGCGCCGCGCCGAAGAAGTTCGCCAGCGCATGGAAAGATCGAAGGTCGATCAACAGCGCCGTAAAGACGAGACCCTTTTCGAGGCAAAGCTAGAAGCCTTTGAAGTAGCTATTATAAAAAATTCCACCAACAAAGCCTTAAAAACTAAGATCCGTAGATCGAAGTCTGCGCTTGAAGTTATGGCATATGCTACCATGCTGATCATGGAAGAAGAAAAGAATGCAGAATAACGGATTTGTTTACGTAGCATCTCTTCGTAGAGGTTACTATAGAGCCGCGAAAAACTCTGCACTATCACTTCTAGACTATTGGCCAGATGCAAAAATTACATTGTTTACTCATCCAGAATGGATAGAACCAGGCGATGAAGAAATCTTTGAGAACATTATTACCGATGGTGTTCCATATCATAAGAGAGCCAAACTCTGGGCGCTAGATAAAACTCCGTATGACTTGACAGTTTATATGGACTGTGATACAGAAGTTCAACACGACGATATTCGAAAAATCTTTGAACAGATACCAGATGATGTGGATGTAATCTTTACTGCTAATCGTCCGTATAACGCTGCACTAACTAAACTTTCCGAAACAGAGGAAATGACAGAGCATTGCGGTCTATTTGTCTACCGCAATAATGAACAAACACTCAAATTGATGAGTGCTTGGTGGGGCGAATATTGTAAGCAGAATGAACCCGGCTACGACAGACAGCACTATCCAAAAGAAGCACTACAGTGGGACACATTTACAATGTGGCGCTTATTGACTTATGGGGATATGGGTGTAAAGACAGGAAGATTTCCTGATCCAGATGCAAAGTGGAATTTTGTCATTGGTTATAAACAAGAAGAATTGCAAGGACAAGAGATTGTCATCTATCACTATACGTTACCGCCATCCGTATTGGACAAATAATGAAGGTTTCTAAAAATATAAATCCAGAACTACTGGAAATTCTTACTCCTTATGCGGAGTGGTTCTTCTCACAAACAGACCACGACAAATTGAGAGAGCCAGATAGACGCCGAGGATTTGATATCGATACTGGCACTTCTGAAAAGTATATGAATGAACTAGTCGGTAAAGACGGCGAACATGAGGGGTATCCAGAAACCGCTTTCTGTTGTGATATCGGAATGGTAGATTCTGTTCCGACCACTCACCGCGAGAAACAACAGAAACTTAATCGTGAATTAATTTCATTTCTAGGTGCCAAGAACAACGCGGTTCATGTTTATTATCCGGAGAATGGATTTATGGGCTGGCACACAAACTGGAATGCAAGCGGCTATAACATTCTTCTTTCTTATAACACAGAAGAGAATGGCGGTTACTTTAGATATCTAGATCCAATAACAAAAGAAATGGTCACTCTTTGGGACCCCAAAGGATGGTCGGTCAAGGTCGGTTACTTCGGTAGGCGTAGCGAGGCCGATAAGGTCTTCTACCATTGTGCTGGGAGTCGCAGCAAGCGCCTCACTCTCGGTTATGTCGTTCCCCATGAGGACCTCTGGAAATCAATGGTTGAAGATATTACGGGTGTAGATTTCACCGATCTTTGATCTTTTGACGTTCTTTGTTTTTTGCTAGAAGTTCTTCTAGGATAGTCAAACTTTCATGCATCTTTTCAATTTCGTCTAGCATTTTTGGAACAGCAACCGATGCTTGGTTAATAATTGCTTGTTCATAGTTTGTGCGTGAAACTGTAGCAAGTTTAATTCTTCTGCGCCGTAAAAAATCTTTCACTTTGCTAAGTAAAGAAGGTTTTCGTGCCTCAACCATATTCAACTGGGTGACTTGTTTGTTGGTTGCCTGTTGCCGAGCTTTTACAATTTGCTCTTCTTTTGCTTTTACTGCCGCTTCTTTTTCTCTAACAAGTTTTTCATTTTCTGCTTTTATAACTTGTAATTCTTCTACCAATTTTGGGTCTGTAACATGAACGGTTTCTATAACTGTTTCTACTACGGTCTCAATTTTCACAGGAGGGTTTTCTACAATCTCTTTTGCTCGTGCGATTGTTTCTTCCGCTGCTCTCGTTTCTTCTATTACGGCAAGTTTCTGTCTCTGCAATTCTTCATGTTTTTCTTGCGCGATTTTTTCTCTATCAAGTTCTTCTTGAGAGGGTTCATTAATCTCAACTTCAATAATTTCTTCTTGGAAGTTTCCTTCAATCCACTCTTCAGTAACTATTTCAACGGCCACCGGTGGAAGTGATACTAAAGGTTCTGGTATATAATCCTCCGGTGGAGGTGCAACAACTCTCGCTCTTCCCATATTACTTTCTTCCTATTACCATAAATCTATCAAAGTCTACTTTACCATCCCATGACCAATAAGACTGTTTAATCTGACCTTGGTATATAACGCTATTTATTCCAACGTTTTCGATATGGTCTTCAATCGTAGGAACACAGTTGATGCCATACATTTCTCTAAAAACATTTGATGACTGGCAGGCAAATATACAATTCTCATTTGCAGTGGTCATTTTCTTTAGCGGATACATCGTTTCACATGCAAGTGAAATAACAACATCTGTGTTTAGTGCATTAATATCATGATACGCAAACGGGACATCCCAATTAAGATGATAGAGTTCAATGCCTTTTTCCGAATAATAACTATTAAAAACCTTAGATAACTCCAGAGCATCTTTATCAATATCAATAAGATTAATCTTCTTGACATTCAGATTTTCGCAAAGAAGAGGAACAAGCGGAAACCCTAGCCAAGAATTCAAGATAGTTATATTGAGTTGCTTAGACTGCACCAAATCTTTTAGGTTTTCTACCAGCCAAATAGCAGCATCCATGGTATTTGGACTCATAGATTTACGAAAATCTTCGTGCTTATGTGGCATTTCATGGGCAATCTTATCTAATCCATCGCCCCAGTTTCTGTAATTATTCAAGTAATTATAATTTAACATCTTGCGGTCTTTCCATTGAATCGTATAAACAAATAAGTGGTTCTTCGCGAAGAACTTGCTCTGCCACATCAGTAGGCCAGATGTATCCGTAGTTATAACTGTATACCCACCCATCTGGGAAAAAATTAATGTTTAGGATATTTTCTCTTTTATGTCCGAATAGATTATCCAGGCCTCGATAATAATAAAATAGTTGGTCTGGATAATCGGTAACAAACTTGGTAATCTTTTGACAATCTAACCGGTCATTCCATCGCAGAACGCTTGAATTTAAATCAGTATATGTCCGAGGAATATCTTTTGTATCTCTTTTCATTTTTCCCAGATTGTGCCAGTGTGTTCGAACAAATGTCAGGCCGCCTTCGGGGTCATGTTCAACAATACAATCAATATTGTTTTGAATCTCAATATCTAGGTCTAGAAATAGTTTTTCACCCCTTTGATTGACAACTCTTCTATCAAACAAATATAATTTATTCCACCATTTTTCATAGTAGTTATCTTCAGGAAAAGGAATAACAATAACATCAGGATGTAATCCAATAGGATGTTCTGTCAAGCAGTAAAAATTAAAATCTGTTGTTATGTGTTCTCTACATTGTTCGAGAACACGATTAACATGTTCTGAATCATATTTGAACCCCCATTTTACAGTGTAGATATTAATCATTAAACATTCCAATGCTCTAACAAATCAGGATCAACCAAAGATTCCTGTTTCACTTTACCGCGTTTATTGTCTTGGAATGGAAGTAAATCCACATTGAAGACACATAGTATACAGTCTTTTCTATATTTAGCGACTTCTAAATCACCTTCTTGCCAGTCTCGACCTCTATTATATGAGTATGCAAAGGTATTAGGAAAATGTTTCCATAGAGGAGTATTGCTAAAGTCGCCCCATCGCCAACTGTGATAGTTGTCTGTTCCATCGGTAAATGTAAACCAAATACGTTCTTGGTGTTCTAGAACATCTTGCCAGATACATTCTGTCTGGTCATCTGACCACACCATACAACTACCGTTAGTATATGCGCCATGAGAGAGTTTAAAGTTACGAGACTTCATGGGTCGTGGATCTTGCCACCATGAGCGCAACTTGGTGGGATTCTCTAAGTCATAAGTGATGATTGGCGACAAATCATTTTGTATGATAATATCAAGGTCGAAAAACACAAATCTTCCAGTAGGTTTATCGTCTGCGAAGTTGTGTGTATTGAAGATGAACGTCTTTGGTCTGTCCCAACAACGTGCCATGCCGTATTTGAAATCGTCTGAACCAAACC